CTTGGTACCAATATCAAACTCTACTTCAACTACAGTATCTTTTGTGTTAATTGAATTAACAAGTTGTAATTTGTTAATATTGCGAAAAGGCTTACCAAAAAGGCAAAAGCATAACGCATCAAGCATCGTTGATTTACCTGATCCGTTTGTACCAACAATCAATGTTGTTGATTCATTGTTTAGATTCAGTTCGGTAAAAAGATTGCCTGTGCTAAGTAAGTTTTTCCAACGAAGTTTACGAAATAAAATCATTCAATAGTTTCCGATGACAATGCTTCAAGGTAAAGTTCGCGCATGACTGTCTTTAGTTTCTGCGGTTCAACTTGAATTGTTTGCTGATCAATATAGTTAGATAAAATCGTCAAAGTGTCTTGTGCTTGGTCAACTACATCTTCTTCATTGTTCACCATTTCATTTACATCTTCAACAATAGTAACATCAATAGGATTCATCTTGTAAATATCATCCATAAAGGTATCAAACTTTTGAGGATTTGTTTTTTGCACGACTACTATCTTTATGTATTTGTTTTTTAGATTAGAAAAGTCTTCGTTCAATTCTTTTGTATCGTCATACGTCAACTTATGGAACATACGATTTGGATTTGTCACAAACTTAAACACGTTACTTTGTGTATCAAACACACCAAAGCCTTTTTGATCTTTGTAGTCTGACCAAAACAATTCGTATGGTGTGCCAAGATATGCAATCTTACCATCTACTGATGCTGAACGTGAATGATAGTGACCGCTATAGACTTGATCATAGTTTTTCAGAAATACATCTTCATAGCCTTCATGACTGACTTGACCACGTTGCATATAGTAACCAACAAGTTCAAAGTGCCCAACACAATACGGCGATGTACTCTTTGAAACAAACTCACGAATCTCGTTTTCGTTCTCGTTACACATCCAAGGGATCATATCAAACACAGCGCCATCTAGTTCAAGTGTGCCGTGCTTAGCCCATAGTGTAATGTTGTCATAGTCGCGCAAAAGCAAATCTGGAGAATTAATCTCCAAACTGTTGCGCCAGAAAATGTCATGGTTACCAATCAACGCATGAAGGCGAATGTTTCTCTTCTTACACTCATCGAAAAAATATCGTCTGCTTTCCGCAAGAGAAAGAAAGTTGATATATTTTCTACGATCAAACAAATCACCAAGTTGAATGATGGTATTAATACCATGCTCTTCTAAGTATGGAAAGAAAACTTCGCTATAAAACTTCTCGTAGTATTCGTGGAAGTGTCGTGCATCGTTTCTTACGCCAAAGTGTGTATCTCCAAGTAGGGCAATTTTCATCTCTTATTGTTACTCTTCCAAGTATTGTTACTTCTTCCATTTTCACGGATTACCTGATCAATTATATCACGAATGTTCTTTAAATGCAAGATAGAAGATTCGCGCAAATCGTATGGCGATCTTTTGTTTTGTACCGTCTTAATCCATTGTTCAAGTTGTACTGGAATCGGCGTTTGCATCTTCCTCCTCCTTCTTCTTCTTTCTGGCACTTGTTTTCTTACGTTTGGTATCTTCAAAGGTTTGAATAAAGTCACTAATGAAATGTTCGCTGTAAGATTCGTGCATCATGCCTTGCATGTGTGATGCCACAATGTCTTCGCCATTGTTTTCAATTAGAGCATTTACAATTTCATTCTCCATGCTCTTGTACTTGATGTACATGTGTTTCTTTTCTTTTTGGATTCTTCGCAAGAAAGCAAAATAAATAATTTGCGTGAAGTACGCGAATGGATTTTTTGACTTTTCAGGATCAAAGTTATCGATGTAGAGCAAACAGTTTTCTACACCATCGGAAACCATATCTTCTTTAAAGGTATAATTTGCAAAGTTTGGTTTCCGTGCTAAGTGCGTGGCGATCTTAAACAAACAAGAGCCGATGTATTCTGGCACTCTTGGTCGTTCTGTGTTATCGCTAACGGCAGCCTTAACTAAATTTTTATAAGCAACCATCTCTTGGAGAAATTGCTCGTTGTTTACATAATGATTCGTTCCCATATTCACCTCTCATTCTATTGACATTTACTTGACAAGTGTGTACAATCAGGGTGTTGCCTTTCAATGCATAGTACTAGGTTTAACCCTTCTAAGTATCTCTTGCATCATATCACCAACCTCTGTAGTCTCATCGCTTTGATCTTCTTCAGGCTTATCAGCCTGATCTAATACTTCATTATAATTCCTTACCATTAATTCATTTGGTTCTGCACATGCTACAATTGAATTCTTGTACACTCTTATCGGAAGAGCATAATCAAAAGTAGGGTCCCACCTCATAACAGACATATTGATAGCAGACATGTCTTGACGAACCATAATAAGAATCTTCAAAGGTCTATTCACATCAATATAAGAAACAGTCTCCTTGGTGATATTACCAATGATTGTCTCTCCGTTTGACAGTTTCAACACTTTGCAAATTGTTGTGTTGGGTGAAACACCCTGTTCTTCTTGCATGGTCAGCCTTTTAGGTTGATTGAGTAGATTTTATATTCAAACTTCTCTTCATTATATATTTTCATTCTTTCTACGAAATGATCAAGAGTGAAGTTCTTTCTACTTTTGTAAGTTAAATCGTCCGCTATATCAAATAGCGTTGCAGTCTCCTTGTTTTCACCAAGTCTGAGTACTCGCCCTATTGATTGTAGTGTGCGAATCTTGCTTTTGCTAGGGGACGCAAAAACAATGTTGTGTAAGTTTCTTATATTTATACCTGTTGAGAACGTCCCATATGACGCAATGATGATAGCGTCAGATTCTTTCTCAGTAATTTCTCGTACAAGTTCACGTTCTTCTGCTTCTACACTACCATGAACGTAGAAGACTTTTCTATCTTTAGCCTTGTCAAGAACCATGCGGTGAAGTACATCACCATGCTTGTGTACAAACTGAAACAATACTAGTGTATTCCCTTTTAGGGAAATTGTCAAGTTTGTAATAAATTTGTTCCGTATTTCTGACGATACCAAGTAGTCAATCTCTTCTTGGTACTTTGCTTTCTTAATTGCTTCACATGAAACTTCATCATGCTTGAGTACCAGTGCTTTGATTTTAAAATCTGCAAGTCTTTTGGTATCAATCAATTCTTTAGTTGTGGTTACATTCTTCACTCTACCGAACAAACCTTCAAGCACCAATCGATGAGTTTGTGTTCCATCTAGCGTACCAGTCAAGCCAAAACGATAGCCACACTCTGTTAGATTTGTCATGATCTTTGTAAGTGATTGTGCTTTGAACAAGTGCGCTTCATCACCAATGACTAGATCAAATTGTGCAAACCATTCTTTTGGCATCTTGTAGATTGACTGCCACGTTGATACAATGATTGGTTTGTTTGAATCTTTATCTGCGCCAGCAGTAATCTTGTGCATATATGTTTCGCTATCAAGTCCATAGTCTTTAAAGTCTTTGAACATTTGCGATACAAGCGAAATGGTAGGCACAATGATAAGTGTCTTGCCTTTGAGGTATCTTGTGATAAGATAAATGATAAGAGATTTACCTGACGCAGTTGGTGAAACTAGAAGCCCTCTTCTATTTCTTATTGCGTAGATAAATGCTTTCTTTTGATAGTCTCTTACTTCATGCGGCAGTTTAAGTTTAGCAATAAACTCGTCTGCATCATTCTCTGAAAATTCATCTGCAAGATCAACTGATGCATCATATTCTATAAGGTACTCGCGTTCATGACAAAACTTTTCTATGTACGGCATTAAGCCATAATAGATGGTATGATTTTGCGTATTGAATAGGCGAATCTTTCCGTCCCAGATTTTATTCCTGAATGCAGGCATAAACTTATAACCGGGAACGTAGAAAGTGAAGTACTCGCTAAGTTCCATTGCTTCTCCACGTTCGCAATGTATCTTAGCATATACTTCATTTACCTTAGATATAGTGATAGAGTTATGCGACACCTTGAGTAAACTTTCTCCATTCAATTGCATTCTTAATCTGAAAGTTTCTTTGATTGAGATTCTTGATCACCTCTTCAAGGAAATCTAGTTTTTCCTTTTGCATGACGATTCTCATATTCTTCTCAATGATTTCCTTGTCAGAATCAATATACATGTCAATTTCATTTTTCATTAGGCGTTTCATAAAAGGTTCCCAACCAAGTTGTTCTAACTCTTCTTCAGATATACGCCCATTGTAATATTCATATTTTTTCAAAAACAATTCTTTAGACTGAAACTCTAAGCCTTTGAGTTTGCGTCTTTCTTCAAAATAAATTTTGAGGTACTTACTATGTAGTTCTGGTATTTTAAGCGAAGCAATGGCTAACTCAGTAGAATCTACTGGTGCATCTTTCTTCCATTCTTCCATCAACTGATCTAACGTCATCACACTCCTCCATATGGATCCAATTACATAACATGATAACACAAACTGCTATGAATGTCAAATTGATTCTACGGAATAATAACTATAAAGAAATGAAATGGTGGAAGTAAGAAATTCTTGTCCTTCACTACTAGACAATGTAACTCCACCAAGCGTGGTAGGAAACATGTCTTTAAAGATAAACTTTACGCGAGGGTTATTTGAGTTTGATTTAACTAGCAATGATGCATCAGAAGTAACACTATTGATTCTGCCAGGTATTTGAGTAAGAGCACCTATCTTGTTTCTTGATTCTGGATTACCTAGATTAAACATCCATTCATATATTTCGCGCCATGATTGCATGTCTTCATCCATAATATAGGTAAGTTGCAATTCGCTATACTGTAGAGTGTCGCCAGGAATAGGTAAATTTACAAATGGTGTTGAAACCTGTGTGCCATTAAGTGTCACATCTGGTATTGTAATAGACTGTATAAAAAATGTAACGTGAGGCAGTCTTTGAATAACAAATTCATACTTGTTATTCGAAAGAAAACTCTTGTTGGTAGGTGTTTGATTATACGTTGCCATATTTGTGCCTTATTGTCATCATGTATTTATAAGACAAAAAAAGAGGGACCCGAAGGTCCCTCTTAAATCCGATCTGCGCCGGCTTAATGATTACATCAAGTTTGTAATTGCAAATCTACGATAGTAGATGTTCTTGTTGCTGAAGCCAATTACACCGTCACCAGCAGATGTTGCGAATGGGTTTGCGACCATGCCGTAGCGTGTCTTGAACCCGATGCGTGGCTGGAATGAATCCTGACCAACTGCACGAACCATCTGTAGAGGAACGTATGGGCAGTAGAACAAGCCAGCGTCAAATGCTGAAGTGCCCTTGTAGCCGATAGTTGCGTAGTGAACACCTGAAGAAGCGGCGAAGTATGGGTCAATGTAAACCTTGATACGACCGTTTAGAACACCTGCGAATGTATTGCCTGTGTCATCAACTTGTAAGTTGTTTGCAAGTGCTGGCGTGTAATCTAGAACGCCAGCCATTTGAAGTGCTGATGCAACGTCTGAAGAACAGATCATTACATTGCCCTTACCACGGCGAGTTGCCTTAGCAATTGCGTTAGACTCACGCTCCAATTGGAACATCAAGCCTTTGAATTTTTCAACTGACCAACGACCGTTAGCATCAACGTCAAGGTCGAAAGTACCAGCGG